TTAGCAGGACCAGTAACTATTACTGGAACACAAACAGTAACAGGAACATTGGTAATTATTTAATGAGTAAAATAGAAGTTAATCAAATATCATCACAATGCGGATCAACATTAACGATTGGTCAATCAGGTGATACAGTAACTTTAGCGTGTGGCGCTACTCAAACAGGATTCGGTAGAACAGGAACGGTTGATTGGGATACAACGGCTAAGACGGCTGGCTTTACAGCAGTCAGTGGAACAGGTTATTTCGTAAATACAACCAGTGGAGCGATTACAGTAACGCTACCTGCAACTCCAAGTTCAGGAAATATAGTTTCGGTTTCAGATTACAATGGAACAGCATCAACAAATGCAATCACTATTGCAAGAAACGGTTCAAATATAAACGGAGATGCCTCTGACTACATAATTACAAAAGCAGATTCTGCTGTAACTTTTGTTTATGTAGACGGAACGGTTGGTTGGACAAGTGTTCAAACTTCAAACACAATAGATAATCAAAATCCTTTTATAGTAGCAACAGGTGGAACAATTACTTGTTGTGGAGATTATAAAATTCATACTTTTACAGGTCCAGGAACTTTTACAGTTACGAATGCAGGAACCCCAGCAGGTTCAAATTCAGTTTCATATTTAGTAGTAGCTGGAGGTGGTAGCGGTGGAGCTGGTTTATCATCATCACCTGGTGACGCTGAAGGCGGTGGCGGTGGAGCTGGAGGTTTTAGAGAGGGTAAAGCATCAACAGATTGTTATTCAGCAAGTCCATTAAACGCACCAACAGGTCTACCAGTTTCAGTTCAAGGATATTCAATTACTGTTGGAGCTGGAGGAGCTGACCAGCCAAACTATCAACAAGGAGGAAACCCAGGTTCAAGTTCTATTTTTTCAAGTATAACTTCTGCAGGCGGTGGAGGTGGAGGATCAAGAAATACCCCTCCAGGTACAGGCCCTGCTGTAGCAGACGCTGGTGGTTCTGGAGGAGGTGCAGGTCAGGCAGATAGTCCAACATCATATCCAGGTGCTGGAAATACTCCTCCTGTTAGTCCACCTCAAGGAAATGCTGGAGGAAATGCTGCATTTCCTTCTTCACCATCTTCAGCAGGTGCTGGTGGCGGTGGCGGTGCTACAGCAGCAGGAGGAAATGCGACACCAGGCCCATCAGTAGGAGGACCAGGTGGAGCAGGAGCAACTACATCAATTTCAGGAAGTTCAACAGCTTACGCTGGAGGAGGTGGAGGATCTGGTATAGGTTCTCCAAGTCCTGGAGGTATTGGTGGTGGAGGACAAGCTACTGTTCCAGGTGTAGCAGTTAGAACAGCTGGAACAACCAACACTGGCGGTGGTGGTGGCGGTGGAGGAGGCAATCCTGGATTTGATGGAGCTGCAGGCGGTTCAGGTATAGTAATAATAAGGTATAAATATCAATAATTATGGCAAGTACAATTAAAGTAAACAATATTCAAAATCAATGCGGTGCTAACATCGCTAACAAATGTGGAACAACTATTACACTTGGTGCAAGTGGCGATACCATTACTCTTGCATGCGGTGCAAGTCAAACAGGATTCGGTAGAACAGGAACAGTAGACTGGGATACCACAGCTAAAACAGCATCATTCACAGCAGTGAGTGGTAATGGTTATTTTGTAAATACAACTTCAGGAGCTATTACAGTTACACTTCCAGCTACACCTTCAGCTGGAGATATTGTTTCTATAGCGGATTATACAAATACTTTTCAAACAAATTCAGTTACAGTTGCAAGAAATGGATCTCCAATTGGTGGTGTTGCATCTGATGCACTTTTATCAACTGAAGGTCAATCGGTTACTTTTATTTATGTAGACGGAACTGAAGGATGGAAAAATGTTCAAGATTCAACTTCTAATGTAACAGGTAATCCTTTTATAGTTGCAACAGGAGGAACTATAACAACATGCGGTAATTGCAAAATTCATACATTTACAGGACCTGGCACATTTACAGTATGTTCTATTTCAACAAATTGTGCAGCAGAAAACATAGTTTCTTATATGGTAGTAGCCGGCGGTGGTGCTGGTGGTGGTGCTTATGGTGGAGGAGGGGGTGCTGGAGGATATAGAGAAGTTAAAAGCCCTGTTACTCCTTATACAGCAAGTCCTTTAGATGGGTATTCAACACCAACAAATAGAATTACGGTTACAGCTCAAGCTTATCCAATTATAGTAGGTGGAGGAGGTGCTGGAGTAGGACCAGGTGTTGATGGAGACCCTGATACAACTTATAATGGTTCAAATTCAATATTTTCTACAATTACATCTGCTGGTGGCGGTACAGGTAGATATAATAATCCTGCACCTTCTATAGGTTCAGGTGGATCTGGTGGTGGAGGAGATGGTGGAGGTTGTGGAGCTGCAGGAACAGGAAACACTCCTCCTGTTAGTCCACCTCAAGGAAATAATGGTGGAAGTCAAGGAGGAACAGGTGCCCCTAATTTTGGTAGAGGAGGTGGTGGGGGTGCTGGTGCAGTAGGTAGTCCTGGCACACCTACAGCGGGTGGAGCAGGTGGAGCAGGAACAACAAGTTCAATTAATGCAACTCCAACAACGAGAGCAGGTGGTGGTGGAGGAGGAGTTTATTGTGGACCTGCTACAGGTGGAGCTGGTGGATCAGGTGGTGGTGGTGCTGGAAGTCCAGGTACACCTCAAGGTGTTACAGGAACTACTAACACTGGTGGTGGTGGAGGCGGAAGTAGTTTTGTAGGATCTGCTAGGTCAGGATCAGGTAATGGTGGATCTGGTATAGTAGTAATTAGGTATAAATATAAATAGGTAAATTATGAGTGAAGTAAAAGTAAATAAAATTAGTCCAAGAACAAATTGTGGTACAGTCCAGTTAGGAGATAGTGGTGACACTATTACCATTCCTGCTGGTGCAACAATTGTTAATAATGGAACACAAACAGGTTTTGGTCGTACAGGTACAGTGGATTGGGATACGACTGCAAAAACAGCTTCATTCACAGCGGTTTCAGGAAATGGTTATTTCGTTAATACAACAAGTGGAGCTATTACAGTTACATTGCCAGCAGGTTCTGCAGGGGACATTGTAGGTATTTCAGATTACGCATCAACTTTTCAAACTAATAACGTAACAATCACTCCAAACGGAACAGACAAAATTAATGGTGTTAATGCAAATGCAACTCTATCAACACAAGGTATTGCAGTTTCATTAGTATATGTAGATTCAACAAGAGGTTGGAAATCAGTAACAGGTTCAGATAATGATACGAGTGGTGTAACATTTATGTCAGCAACAGGTGGAACAATAACTACATGTGGTGATTATAAAATTCATACGTTTACAGGGCCTGGTACTTTTTGTGTATCATCTTTATCAACAGTACCTTCAAATAATTTAGTAGATTATTTAGTCGTCGGTGGTGGCGGTGGTGGTGGTTATGGTGCTGCATTTGTTGGTGGTGGAGCTGGTGCAGGTGCACTTATGGTTTCAGCTACAACTTACTGTGGTCCTTCTTTAGCAAATTGTGTTGCAGCTCATCCAGTATCAGTACAAGCTTATCCAATTACAATAGGTGCCGGAGGTACAGGAGGTCTTGTAGGTACTGCAGGTAATAATACAATTTTTAGTTCCCTTATTGCAGCAGGGGGTGGAAGAGGTGGTCGTAGTGATCAAGCACCAACCACTACTGTTGATAATCCTAATCCCGCAGGAGCTACTCCAAGTAGAGCACCTGGAAATGGTTCTGGTGGTGGTGGTGGTTCTGGTGGTGGTGGTACTGCAGGAATGCCTGGAGGAGCTAATGGAAATCCAGGAGGAAATGGTTCACCTGGTGCAGGTGGTGGAGGCGGAGGCGGTGGAGCTGCTGGTGCAGGTGGAAATACTCCGGGTCTTTATGGTGGAACTGGTGGTGCAGCAGATGTAACAACAATTACAGGAACACCAGCTAATAAAGGTGAAGGTGGTTCTGGTTCTGGTAATTTTCCAGGAGGTCCTGTTAGTCCTCCGGGTCCAGCAAATTCTGGTGAAGGTGGATCAGGAGCAGGTCTTTGTGGTGGTAATGGAGCAACAGGTGGTTCAGGTATAGTTGTTATTAGATATAAATATCAATAATATTTATGTGTTTACTAAAATTTAAAATTAATATATAAGGAGAAATATTATGGCACATTTTGCAAAACTAGGAGCAAACGGAAAAGTTATTCAAGTATTAACACTTGATAACAAAGATATGTTAAATGCTGATGGAGTAGAAGACGAAGCAGTAGGTCAACAATATTTAGAACAACACAATAATTGGCCTGCACAAATGTGGATTCAAACTTCTTACAATACATCTGGCGGACAACATAGAAACGGTGGAACTCCATTTAGAGGAAACTATGCAGGTATTGGTTATACTTGGGATGAAGATGATCAAATCTTCTGGCCTAAAAAACCTTATGCTTCATGGGTAAAACATATTGCAACTGCATCTTGGAAATCTCCAATCGGTGATGCACCTGATTTAACTGCAGAACAAACTTCACAAAACGAAGCTAATACTCATAGATGGCATTACGTTTGGAATGAAGAAACAACAGCCTGGGATTTGACAAACGGTTTAGCATAGTATATTAAAGGTGGTGGTATGCAGAAGAAAGTTTTAACAGAGCAAAGTTTATTCTATGGTGATGTTTCAATGCCTAAAGGTTTTGAAATAGATCGAGATAAATTATCAGGCGACATTTTACAATCAACATTTACTGATTCAGAGTTTCCATTTTCAAGAACTTGGGACATGTTGAATACGTATATGCGTGAGCATGTAAATTTAGAATATGGTTTTCAATTAGTGAATAAAAGAACTTGGGGTGATATGTACAAACCCAATCAACAGACAGAACCTTTACTAAATATTGATCCAGTCGATTTAAGAAATTCACCAGACTATACTTTACTTTATGGTGTAAAAACTAATAACTGTTTTGTGCGAATCTTTTATGATGATAATAGAAGAAAAGGAAGAAGTTGGGATATAGAATTAAAAGATAATATGTTTATTATGTTTCCATCTACAAATATGTACTATCTAAACAACAGACAGAAAGATAGTTTGAATTTTGTTCAAACAATAACTTATGAATATATCTAATTATTATTGGTATTTTACTTCAGCAATACCACCAAAACTATGTGATGACATTATTAAATATGGTTTATCACAAGCAGAAACTATGGCGAGAACTGGTGGCTACGGAGATAGAGAACTTACTAAAGAAGAAATAAAAGATATGAAAAGAAAAAGAAATTCAGATTTAGTATGGCTTAATGATCCATGGATATATAGAGAACTCCACCCATACATTCATGAAGCTAATAGAAATGCTGGTTGGAATTTTGAATGGGATCGATCAGAGTCTTGTCAATTTACAAAATATAAATTAAACCAGTATTATGATTGGCATTGTGATGGTTGGGATAAACCATATGAAAAACAAGGACCAGAACATGGTAAAATAAGAAAGCTTTCGATGACTTGTCAATTAACCGATGGGTCCGAATATGAAGGGGGTGAATTAGAGTTTGATTTTAGAAACTATGATCCCCATATGAGAGAAGAGGCTAAACATTTAAGGCAAGCAAAAGAAATACTTCCGAAAGGATCTATTATTGTGTTTCCTTCATTTGTATGGCATAGAGTTAAACCAGTAACGAAAGGAGTGCGATATTCATTAGTCATGTGGAATCTTGGATATCCGTTTAAATAATGCAAATAACAGAATATTTTAAAACACCAATATGGATTGAAGACAAACCAGAGTTTGTTAAATCCTTAAACAAAGCATCTAATCAATATATTAAAGATGCTAAAAAAAGAGAAAAAGAATTTATTAAAAAGCATGGT